CTTTACCTTCTAATTCTAACTCGCCTTTGAATATTTCGCCATCTTCTAATGATGCTTCTTTTAGAAGCTTATTAGCAAATGCTCTTGACATTCCGCATGTTAAGTTACAGTTTCCTAAACGAACAAAGTATGAAGGAATACCCGAAGATACTCCCTCTCCCTGCACACTGTAAAAATCACTACTAATTAATAATTTATCTTTTACGCTCATAGTTGAAATGCTTGTGTTGCTTGTGTTGCTTTATTAGTGAAATAATTATCTAAGAACCAACGTGGATATAATATAATTCTACCTTGATAATTTTTAGTAGTTACCTCGCGGTTATCCATTGGCACTCTCATTAATGTTGCAGCAGTTGCTACTTCTTTTCCTAATTCCGAACCAGCTGCATGGCCCAGATAATCATAAAGAGATACCATTTCATTCTTGGTAGCTTGCTGAGTTTCTTTCGTGTTCATAAACTTCTACTTTTGCGGCTCGTACACGGCCGTTTGTTTCTTCTTTTAAAAAGTCGTTAATTGTGTTGTGTAGGTATTCTGCAAATCTCTCACATCCTACACCATCTAGAATTCGCAGTTGTATTACGCCATCCGTATCCATTTGCTTAAAATGCTCTAAATATGGATCGTCTTGAGCTACGATAGTTGTATGGTCTAGGAGGTATGCAAAGTAGTCTTTAGGTGATAATCCGTGTATTTTAGCTTTTGCTCTTTTCATTCCACCAAAATCAAATACCCAATTACGTTCATCTAACTCTCCTTCAAACCACACTCTAAACGATACAGCATAACCATGCAGATACTTACAGTGAGTTCCTTCTGCTTTCCATTGACGGAAACAAGCTGAGTATCCATCAAATAATTTTGTTGATTGAAATCTTTTCATAAAATAACTATACGTAATATATTTCAGATTGCAAAAGATTATTACAGAATTTATCTAATTCCTCACCAATCACTTGACCTCTGTATCTATGATATTGATTACCAGGCTTACCGTTTTTTGGATGCTTTAATCTATCAACAACCCTCTCTCTTAGGTGAATACTGTCTTTCCAAGCTGGATTCCAAGCACCGTGCAATTCTTCGGGAAACTCATCAAGATTTATAATAGATCCTGGTTTAAAGCCTCTTCTAACCATCTCCGCATTTACCTCAGCTAATCTTATTGCTAGGTATAGTAGTTTGTTTTTAAAGAAGTTCATATGACCTTTTCCCATGGAAAATTCTTTCGGAATCTCACCCTTAATTTTATAATCATGGAATCTCAAGCCTCCAGTTATCATTGTAATCTCTACAGACTCTGCTACTAGGTGTTGATCAGACAGTAACTTTGGATCTACTCCGACGTTTACGCGTGCCATTTTCTTTTGAAGTTAATTGTCTATAAGTATAGTATAAATCTTTCAGATTTCCACCATCTACTTGTTCTAATGCTTCATCCCAAACATCTGTACCAAATTCCTTGATTAGAGACTCTTTCAGTTCGTGAAGCATCTTATTCTCTTCACGATCATGGTCTTGCATAAGCTTGTTGTGTCTCTTGATATACTTACGCTCAAGTTCATCTAACTTCTCATCTAAGCTACCCTTGCCATACTTCCAAGTAGTCACCAACTTTAGCATATCTCGCTTACACATAGCAAGTTCCTCTAAAGCTTGCGCTCTATACTCACTATAATCAAAGTCACCGTGTTCAATCTGCTGGAGTAGAAACGACTTCCCCTTCAGGGCTTGTTTCGGATCCAATGGTTGTCTCTTGCTGTGGCGTCTCCACCAATTCCATTTTGATTTGCCCATCTTCTATGATTTGTGGTTCTTGAATAAGTCTACAAAAGTGAAGAAACCCATCTTTACGCAACACAGTGTCACAATGATAGTATTCCTTCATATCAGTGATTGGTAGGTTTTCCCTATCGCGGAATCTACGAATGAGCTGATATAAACTATCGTTAAAAGATATAATCTCTGTACCTATAAACATAACTTAAAGATCTGACTAATTTTTCAAAAAAACAACAGTTAATTTCCTGTTGAACCAAAACCTCCTGTACCACGCTCTGAATCAGAGAGATTGTTTTCTTCTTGGAGTTCAATCTGCGGATAGGGTAGGATTACTAGTTGGCCGACTTTATCACCAATTTCATACACATCCAGATCTCCTTCTGGAATAATTCCGTTACCCACTAACTTAAATCTAAACTCAATCTCACCTCTGTACCCTGAATCTACTACACCTACGGAGTTTGTTAATAGTAGTTGCTTCTTTGAGTTACTACTTCTTGGAAATAGTAAGCCCACATAACCTTCTGGTATCTCAAAAGCTAATCCGGTTTTGTAAGAAATATAGCTTGGTGTGACTTCAAACCCTACTGCAGTCAAATCTAATCCTGCATCTCCTTGTTTTGCGTAGGATGGTGTTACTGCATCTGGGTGCAGCTTTTGAAACTTGATTTTCATTTGTTATTTTTGTTTATTAAGCTTGTTTTAATTCGGACACTTCTATATTCAACTGGTCCCCCGCATATCTAAAATCCAAAGTTACGTTATATTTTTTCACTACCTCTGCTTCCTCGCCTGCTTCTAGCGTTACCTTCGTTATAAAAGTAGCATAAAACCCTTTATATTCTGCCGTATCTGTAATAGATACAGCGGTACCATCATCTAGATTTAAAAAGCCACTACCGTAGAATGTATCAATGTTAGCTGATGCTCCTTTTGAGTTACCAACCACCTTAACAAAAGTTGGTGATATACCAGCCATACCAACTGCATACGCAGTTAATGCAATAAAAATATTTTTCTGGTCGGCTATCGTCTGGTACCCTTGTGGTATTTTAAGTAATTCAGTATTCAATCCACTTAGTAGGTATTCAGCGGTAATATAGCAATTTGTTTTCTTGAGCAGTGTTTCTGGACTCATCTTAGAAATATCCGGTGTTTCCGCAGGTACCTCGTAATTGAGTGATGTTAAAGTTGTGATGAATTGAGTTCTCGCTTTGTTGTAAGCATTTTCACATTTACTTTTAATCTCAGTGTAAAATTGCTTAACGGCTGTTTGATAATCTGGAGATACTTTAATGTCGGTTAAGCCTAGTTGAGTGAATACCTTTCTAGTTTTATCTTTATCAAAGGATCCTTTTCTATTATAAGAAGCATTAAGATTATCCTCACCTAAGGTATCACTGAGTATCTGAGCTATCTTTGCTTTTAGTGATTCGGCACTAGGAGCATCCTTTGTTGTCACTCTACCTAGTAGTGTATGAGCAGCTGCAAAGTATCCTATTGCTAATTTTTTATCTTTTGATATTAATGATTGTCCTAAATTATAAGATACTTCTAACAACAATCTTAAATCCTGCTGTACCGGAATATCCGGATAGTTTTTATCTTTTGTTAAAACTCCCCTGAAAGATGATGCTTTGCCTGCCTGAGCTTTTTGTTCTTTAAGAGAAATCCCTAATATTTTATTTTGTGTTTTCGTGTAGTCTGTTTGGAACTGTGCATTTAATGAATCATCATCAATATTTAGATATTGAGCCGCTAATGCTTTTTGAGCTGCCTGTTTATCATTATATATGTATATGTCAGCTGGGCACCATTTATCGGCTGCTGATAATGATACATCTTCACCCAATTTATTTACTAACTCTAGTGCTTTTTTACGAATCTCTTCAAATAAAACACCCCTATCAGCTTGCATTGGACGGCCATATAATTCTTGTATTGTCTTGGCTATACTTAACGCATTGTAATAAAAAGCTTTGTCTTTTTTAGATACTACATTACTTGATAGATGCGCTATTGCTTGTTTAACAAGATCAGCTGACTTCTGACCGTAATATTGGTTATTGATATTGGTACTCAGCTTTAATGTACCATTATCGGTTTGTAATTTTCTCTCAATGGCTGCTAGAGTTTGTGAAGTTTGTGAAGTAAAGTATATTACTAAGCCCTCTTTGAAATCTGGTGTACTGGTTCCTTGTAAGTCTTCTTGTATATACTCCAACTCTTCTATTTGTGGTGGTTCAATTGGGTTGATACCCCTATCTTGTAGAATCTCATTGAGAATTAAAATCTCACCTCTATTAATAAACTTACCATCAACTATAGTTGGAAACCCCTTTGGTAACTTATAAGACCACTCGGTCAATATCTCATCAAAATCTATATGCTTCATTTTTTAACTCTAAAGTAACCCATATCAACTAACTTCTTAAAGGTATCAATCTTCATAATTGGTGCACCTTTAATCTTGATTAGTCCATTTTTAATATCTTCTATAAACGCAGGCTTATACTCTCTATCTCTGACAATAAGCTTAGCAATCTTCATACCAGGCTCTAATCCCAAATTATCTTCAGAGCCACCTTGCTTACGTGGTGTTGGTTCTCCTTGACTCTTTTCAGACTCCTTGTCTTGTAGTTCTGGTCTTTTTTCAAACCTTGGTTTATCGGTAGGTTGTTCTGGTTTAGCGTCGTCTGGTGTTGGTTGAATTACGTTTCGCTTTTGTTTTCCTAAGTAACGGTTAACAATGCTCATTGCCTTTTGATAAGCACGTGTTTCTTTAGGGTATGTCAAACCAGATGCTACCTTGATTTTATTACCGGTATCAGGATTAGTGAATTCTATACCATAGACTTCACTTTTCTCTATTTCAGTTAAATTTAGTTTGGACATAGGTGTATCCTTATTTCTTATAAATAGTCTGTAATTCAGTATTACCTTTCTGATATTTTGGTTCGTATGGGCAGTTTTTACATTTATTACCACAACAAAATCCTCTACTAATAAGAAAATCAGAGGCCAGCGGTTTCACTTTATTTGCAGTCTCTTTCATAAATTGTTGGTATATCCAATCTTTTTCAGGGTTCATATAAATAGAAAAAGCCCCCCATTAGAGGGGGGCTAGATTGCTAATTGTTAAACAATTTCACAGGCACCACCCGCGCAGGCTGCTTCTCCTTTTAAATTTGTATTGTCTTCAAGTTCAATCACCTTCATTAGATCAACTGCAGTTAGTGAAGTCATTAACTCTTCATATTTTTCTTCAGTGCAGTCTTCAAACGGAGCTTGAATATAAGTATGATCTGAGTATGGTAATACTGATAATCCATTGTAATGATCTCTATTCTCCCACATCCACTCCCCTACTGTTTCCCACTCATCCTCTTTAATTGACACAGTGGCCGATACATTGTGAGTATTCATACCTGAGATGTGACCAGGTTTAACCCAATCCAAATGCACCTTCTTAATGCGTTCTAGCAAATCAACAGGTGACTCATTTCGTAAAATAGCTCCTTGAGGTGCTTTCTGTGGAATCGAAATCACAGCTGTATCATGGGGTCTAAAGTATTCATCTTCAATAAGCTCTGGATGATAAACTTGTAGGTAGGTGTAAATTGCTTCATTCTTACCAACCCGAATACGACGAATATAGTAATCATTATGCCATGCGTGGATTCCTGACGAAGTGCCTAGAGTAAGTGATGTTGTACCGGCTGGTTTTACTGTTGTTACACGAGCTGCTGGCTTAATACCAATAGCTTCGGCAATTTGCTTGTTCACTTGTTTAGCGATATCAGCAGCTTCAGTAAGGTCGTAATTGAGAATCACACCAGATCCAATGCCAGTCATAGACACTCCAACTAATGCATCTTTCTCTGTTGTTTTGCGCCAAATATCACGAAGGTAATGGAAGTCTGTATATCCTGCTTGTAGTGTACCTATTAGTGAAGCAGCAGCTGTACGTCTATTTAAGTCTTCTTGAGATTCAATATCACTTGCATTAATCTCGGTAAGATTGCAGAATTGGTATGGTCTAAGCGCAATCTCACAGCATGGATTAGTTCCCCAATCTTTATCATTAGTAAGATAAATTCCAGGTTCACCAGCTCCAGATGCTTCTACACGCTTCCAAAGATCCATAAAGTACTCTTTTGTAATACGGTGACGAATCAATGCAGCTGAGTTATTTGCACGACCTCTTTGTGGATTTGTTTCCCACCAATTACCTGATTTACAAGCAATCATTTCACTATCATCAGCTGAGAATAGGGAAATAAGAGCTGCACGACGGATACCACCAGCAAGTACGGCATCAGCAATATGACAAACAATATCATGTACTTGAATTGGTGTAAGTTTCTGACCTTCTTCAACTGCATCCAATATACCCTGCACTTTAACTAAACACTCACGTAGTGGTTGTGCTCCAGGTGCTTTACCTCCTGATGTTACTAATCTCGCACCTTTTGGTCTAATATCACTAAAATCATAACGAATAACTGGACCACCTGTAAAATAGCTCTTCATAAGAATCTTCACAGCATCAGCCCATCCTTCAATACTATCAGGGATTAGGTATCTTTTTGTTTTATTTTGGTTTGGTTTACGCACTTCCGGTAGTTTATCTACGTGATGCTTTTGTACACTGTATCCTACGCCGGTACCACCTAGTAGTAAGAACATGATTTCACCAAATACACGGTGATCGTCAATTGGTGCGTATGCACAATTATAAATTCGGTTAGGTGAAACCTCAATAGATTTTCCAGCAAATTGCATTGAGCGCATAGACGGTAATACCTTCTTTGCAAAAACTAACTCATAAGCATCTTTAATTTCTGTTTCCAGTTGTGGATACTTCCGAATATGCATTTCCATATTACGCGTTACTAATTCTTCCCAAGTCTCCCTGCGTTGTAATTCCGGAATATACTTAGCATACTTCATATGCACAGTAATCTCCGATAAGATTTGATTTGATATTGTCATAAGTTTTAAAATTGTTGTAAGTATAAATAGTCTTGTTATCCTCCGGATCCGGCAAACTCAGCAAATTTATTACTTAAAGTTTTACGGATTACCTCATCTTGATTTTGCATCACAATCTTAGTCTGTTTACCTTGAACCGTATCTTCTGCGTAAATATTAATCTTACACACAGACATATTCATCTTACTTGGGAATGTTAATCCATCTTGACCAAAGCGATTCTTAATAATATGCCAACGACCAGTACCTGTGATCTTGTCGGCTGTTTTTCTTGATAGTGATACTACAAAGTCAGCCACCATCACCTTAGTGTAACTCTCTGCGATTTTATCAGCTTCAATTACATCCTCTTCCAATGCACTTCTATTTGCTTGTGATGCTGTCCATATTGGTAACTCATAAGTACCAGCCATACCTCTTAGTTCCTCGTAAATATTACCAAGCGCTAAGTCGTGTCTGACATTACCCTTCCCTGATGTATCTCTTAGTAGATCGGCATAGTCAATTATGATAAGACCGGGATTAATGCCTTGTAGCTTACATTTATCAATGTGAGCTGCAAGCATGTTGATTGTTGCTGTCTTTGTTGGGTAGCTTTTTATGATTAACCTACCTTTAATTCCAGTTAATGCTTTTTCTACAGCCTCTACGTTGTATTTTAAATCCTGAGAAGGTATGCCTGTATAATACGAGTCGAATCGTGCACCAACATAAGTTTCAGAAAGTTCTAAGCTATAGTATATAACATCAAGCCCTTTTTGTACTGCGTAGGCAGCTGCGTTTACCAATGCCATTGATTTACCAATACCAGCCGGTGCAACAAACACACCTAGCTCTCCTGAGCCTAGTCCACCATCCATGATCTCATTGATTACATCCCATGGTGTTTTTATTGTACTACGCATGTTTTCTTTGAAGCGATCTTGGATATGATCGATATACTGATGTCCAATATTTCTGTCAGCACCAGCTTTCATAGCTTCATCAATATTCCTCTTTATGTCATCATATTGGCCAAGCTTGAGTAATTCAACCGATTGTAGGATTGCATTCTTTAGTTTTTGATTTTTACAAAAGTCAATAACTCTATCTTTAATAAAAGGCAAATCCTCAGCTTCGATATGGGACATGACATCTCTCAAAGTATCAACTACCGTCGTTTTGAGTACATCAATCTCAATCTCATTAACTTTAATTTTAAGTACATCTAAAGTTGGTTGATTCTTATACTCATCAAAGTATTTAAGTGTTGTTTTTGCAATCCACTTACTTGCATCCGATGAAAAGTATTCTATATCTAATATATCGCTAACTTGTTGTAAGAAAGCTCGATCTGCTAATAGTGCTGAAAGTACCTTAATTTGGAAGGCATTACCATAAAATTGTAAGGTATCTCTTATTCCCATAGCTTTACTATACGTTAATCTTATTTGTTATCCAACAAACCTATCTAGTTTTTGAGTTATTTCACTCAACCACATAGTCACGTTCTTAATTGCAGCTCCCATCTTATCTTCTGTAATCATGGCATAAAACTTTAGCTTTGCTGCTTTATCGGGTTTATTCCGCATAAAATCTATTATCTTCATTTTGTTTTGCATTGAGATATTAGATTCCGTTAATTGCATTATTGAATAGTTCAACTCTAGTAGATCCTTTGAGTTCACAACTGTTTCAAATACCTTACCCTTTCCACTACTAATAGCGAAATTTATAAGTTCATCAATTGATAACTGTGTATCTTGTGATATGACTGGAAACTTCTTTAGTAAGGTTTTATCACCGATACCATCAATACCTTTAATGTTATCACTTGCATCCCCAGTTACCGCTCTGTAAAGTGGAAAGTTGCAAGGGTAGATACCATATTGTTCAAAGACATCAGCTGTGTAGTAGAGTTTCTTCTTTGTAGGACTCCAAATGTGAATGCGATCATCAACTAGCTGTAAGAAATCTTTGTCAGAAGACATTATAAACACCTGTGAGTTTTGCTCTTTTAAGTAGTCGTGCGCAATATAAGCAACTACGTCATCTGCCTCTGTGTTATCTAATGTAATTACTGTAAATGGTAGTATTTCAAGATACCGCAATAGTCGTAGTAGTTGCTCAAGTTGATTATCTTGTTTTTCGACCTCCTCTGATCGGTTGAGTCGAATCTTAACTTTCCTATTACTCTTATACTCAGGGTACATTTGTCTTCTCTTCTGCGAACCATTCTTGCCATCAAACACTACGATTACTCGTGTTGGATTGATAAATTTAATTGCATGACCTATGGATAGTAAGGTTCCTGATATACCACCTACGTGAATACCATCTGAGTTCATAACTGGACTTGCTGCGTAACTTCGGATGAAAGTATTAAGGCCGTCGACAATGAGAACACGATCATTTATGCTCTCATTGTCTGATTGACCTATACTCCCAGCCTTTAGTTGGTTTATTAGGTGGGTATATTTACTCATTAATCTTCGATGTTTTCGTCTAATGTAACACTATCTGGGTCGATTTCGCCGTCAGTACGATACTTCATAATGTAGATATCGTAAATCTGCTTGAGGCAATAATCTCTCAATTCTGCGTTTTCCCTGATTAGAGATCGCCAGTCTTTTGCTTGAAACTTATGGATCTCTCCTGTATTCTCATTAACAATTTGATACCAAGCTCCGGATCCACTCACTCTACCATAATTCTTTAATAGCTTCAACCAACTATTAACATCATCGATTCCTGAGTCGAAGTATACATCAAACTCAGCTTTCTTGAATGGTGGGCCCATACGGTTTTTGATTACCTGCGCTTCTGTTTGTACTCCAATAATCTGCTCAGTTGCACCTGATCCGCTTTTAAGTTTACCAATTGGTTTCAAACGAATACGACAACTTGCATGGAACCCAAGAGCTTTACCACCCGATGTTGTGTATTTATCACCAAACATAACACCCATCTTCTCACGAAGTTGTGATGCACATAGTAATAATACGCGCTGTTTACCAATGGTATTAGTAATCTTACGCATTGCTTTTGACATTAGGATTGCTTTTGAAGTTGCCCATCCATCTTTATCGAAATCTGCATCTTGCTCTACCTTAGTAGTTGCGGCTGATACTGAATCCACTACGATTGTAACTAATCGGTCTTTTGAAGTTTTGCGGATACTCTCAACAATACTTTCAATAGCCTCAAAGATATCCTCAATAGTTTCCAGTGGAATATAAAGCATATCATTTACATTAACACCAATAGCTCTAAGGAAATCCTCACTAAGTGCATTCTCTGTATCAATGTAGACTGCTAGGCCACCCTTCTTTTGAGTGTTTGCTAGTGCATGAGCCATAATCAGACTCTTTCCTGATGCTTCCATGCCTTGGAGCTCTACTATTCGACCTACGGGGAATCCCCCGTCAGGCCGATTAGAGATAGCAATGTCAAGCAGGGTTGATCCGGTTGATACCCATTCAGTGAGATCAGTTGGTGTTTCTTCTGCACCTAGAAAGTGTACGGCTTTGAAGTCTTTAAACTTCTTATTCAAACTATCGGCTAATGCTGTAGCCAGTTCGTCGCGGCCCGAGATTTCATCTGGAGCGGCTGCTTGTTTCTTTGCCATAACTTATTACTTCTTAAAGAGCTCGTCGAATGCTGATGATACGTCTTCTATCTTTGTTGCTGTCTTAGCACTTTTGATACTAGCTGGGTTGTTCATCGATTCGAGGAAGTCGTCACCACCGGCTGCAGGTCCTGCTGGGTTTGACTCTGGTTCAAGCCATTTTTGCAATGCTTGCTTCATCTCATCATATGGTAATTCACCAGTAATATCCTCCACATTCTTTTGACCGTTAACAATCGACTCTGCAATTGCTTTGTCTGTTGTTGCTGGTGTTACATTTGGTTTTACTCGTACTGTGAATGATGGGAATGACTTACCATTACCCTCTTCTGCTGGAATATGCTCTACTGTAATGTCACGGCCATTCATTAAGTCTGTAATATCACCGTAATCAGGATCAGAAATAATGCCCAAAAGCTCTTGGTATATCTGTTTACCAAACGACCAGAACCGCACACCTTTGTCTTCTTCACCACGTACAATTACTGGAGCATATACGCGGAACTTAGGTTCGATCTTTTTACCAAGCTTCCAATCATCCTTATCTCCAGTCTTTTTAAGCTTTTCAGCAAATTCCAAGATTGGATCGGGACGGCCAAACGATGTTGGTGAGACCATTGTACGTTTGCCAATCTCGTAGTGAAAATAAAGCTCGACGAAAGGATTGCTTTTATCAAAAGCGTAGGGTACGATACGAACTACACTTTTACCTACTGGTGGTTTCCACATGTAGTCGTTACCTTTTGAACCACCACCGCTGTTTGCGGTTTGTTGAATTTGCGAGAGTCTCGCTTTGATTGCATCTAAATTAATTGCCATATAATTGATTTTTAGTTACTATAGTAAATAAAAACCGATCAGACAACTCAGATTGTTAACTCTTTTACTTTTATCACTTTGTAAGAATCGAACCCATCTGACAATAACAAGCTGTTCATATAATTTGCCCACTCTACCTTGAAAGTTTTGTCCAGTATTCCGTTGTTAAGGACTTTAATTAGGCTGTTAAGAGCATTTATACTATAGAACGTATTGGTGTCTTTTTTTCGGTTTATTGATATTGTGTCTTTAAGTCTTTTTTCGTTTGTAAATACATTATAGATACATACTATGCATCTTGGAGTATCAATATAGGAATAACATTTCAAATTTGCAACATCATTGTTGTAAATTTTATGTACGCTACCTATACATGTTGGTAGTTGATCTATATATGTAAATGTGCACAGTAATTGTGGCTTCATTAAATCATCTATTTTACATAAATATGCTTTTGTCGTACCAAAGTATAATCACACTACTACTTTTATTTTGTTATAGGTAGCTCCTGTTTTAATTTTTATGGGATATTTTTTAGTATCTATAACTTTTTCTATTGTCTCTATGCATAAATCATAGTGACTAGTATCTAGATCAAATAAAATACTATCGTAGACATACAATATTGGCATTATAGACATACCTTTAAAGTATGTAAGAAATTGATGTAAATAGTATACATTGTTTTCAGTCTCAAGCGCTTGTATAAAGTAGTTGAATATCTTTTGTGGAGAAAATACTTCCTCCTGATCAACACGTAGTTTTCTACCACTTGGGAGTTCAATGTACTTATTCTTCTTATAGAAAGAATATAAAGACTTGGTTAAGTTGTCAATCCTCTTAAAAAAGTCAATTGATAGATATTTTTTATCTACACCACCATATATTTGACGAAATGTATTCTCTTTACTCTGCTTTATTAAATCCTCTGTGATAACCTGATCTGGGTAGTAGAGTGTGCTTAGGTGTTCGTATAAACTACCATCAATCTTATAATCTATTAAATCACATATAATACGTGGGTGATAAGACTCAAAGTCAATTTCCAGTAGTAGTCCATTATCGTAGCGTGATACAAAACAATCACGTGATCCATCATCCTTATTTATAGCAGCTAAATTTACACCACTAAACGTATTACTAGGACGTCCTGTGGATGTGAATAAGTTATACCTGCCATAACAGTAACCTTCTATCTGTGCATAGGTTTTACCATAGAATGCTGTAAATAGTTGGTCATTTGTCTTTAAGCCGTTCTTTTCTATTTGATGAAATACGCTTTGAGCTCTGTTATAATAATCAATTCCCTCTACCGGTTCGTTGATAGCATATAGATATCTTGTGAATATTTCATAGGCTACTTCTTCAAGCTTGTGTAGTGGTATAATTTTGTTTACAACTAAACAATTTGCAAATTTACGCTTGTAGTAATTAACTAGATTGTTTTCTGATTGCTCTGGTATCTTGTTTATTGTTAAGTAAGAAACAACATCGGCATCCGGATTATTTTCCACATCATAACCATTATATTGCAATATATGTTTATTATATACAATATTTTGTGATTTGAGTATGTCTTGTATATCATCAGCTTGAAATATTGCATCTGGATGATTTACAGCTATTGTATAGCAGTCTTCAGTTATGCAATCTATTACTACAATGGCACATAATTTATTTTCAACGCTATGCAGTCTATTATCGTACCCAAATGGAATAATAAAATATTGCTTTTGACTTCTTACTAAATTAAGATAAGCCTGCTCCGAGTCGATGATCATATGTAACTATATGATAATTATCTCGGTCTAGCAAACTCTATATAATTTTTTATTACGTAACTTATGCTTGGGATTATTTCTGATATCTTTTCCACTTCCAAAGCGTTGTGTTCATATATACCCATTTCAATAAGCATTCCTTTTTTATCATACACGTTATATAATGGGCCTATTAGTTTCCAATACATCTCTGCTTTGATATATAAACCACCATTAACACCCACACGAGTATTGTATTGTGTATACTGTTGAGAATCTACTTCTATTGGATATTTGTCAACGTTAAAAGCTTTTTCAAAAAAGAATCTAGTAATATACCCATTAGTGTAGTCTAATTGCGTTGGTCTGATTATTTTAGGTATTGGCTCTTTATAGTATCTAATTAAGTCTTTGAACGCTTTAATTTTGTCGTAAGTATAAGTACTTTGATCTTCATAGTATCTAGTTAATTCCAATGAACCTTCTTTTGGAATTGGACCTACGAAAGGCTTATTGTTTACTAAATGATATTCACCTATATAATTTTCTCCATCTAAAGAGTATTCAAATCCTTTAGTATACAGATAGTTATTAAGATTTGTATTATTTGATAGTATGTTCTTTCTTAACATAGATCTAGTTCTTCTCTTTGTAGAATCGTGCTATTGTATTAATTGTAGTTTTCCAGTCACCATCTGATAGATCATGCTCCACAGCTGTGATTTGGAATCTAAATGAATCTCTAACTTCCTTTGGTATTCTAGGATGTGTTATGTATTGGCCAAATTTGAATCCTCCTATTCCATCTAACGTAAAGGACCATTGAAATGGTAAGACCATATTACATGATGGGTCATTACTACCCTTCCTTCTATCCGCATAGTATTCACTACGTGCTGCTTCGAATCCAGTTACATTATCATCAATAAGATTTATCGTTGATTTTTGAAACGCAAACACTACTTTCATAGCTGGAGTGTCTGTTGTTTGTTTACATGTTACACCATCCTGTGCAAAAGAGCATTCAATTTCTTTAACTTTTGCCGCAAAAGCTTCTGGTGGTAGTGCGTTATTTTTTATAACACCACCTAAACTAAATGCTTTAAATTCATCAATGCATAAATTTTTTGAGCCCTGGGGAGGTATTGTTGAATACAAGGCCATTGATTTCATCTCATCTGTTAATTTAGTTTCTAAGTTAAAGTCTCTGATGATACTGTTTCTAGGGTTATAGGGTGCTATATCCTCAATGGATGCTGGTGTATTACTTATGTAAGTTGATGTATCTACTATTTGCAAAAGTGGGTCATCTGAATCGGTACACTTACCAGTTTGTGAAGTTGCGTCAACTATTTCAAAGTTCCAAAGATTGCCTAGGCATGTGTTTACTGATGTGTATATACTTGTTAGGAAGTCTTTTAGTACCACACCCTTCTCCTTTTGAGACTGTTCAGCTAAACTCTTTAGTGTTTTTCTAATAAAAATAGTATTAACTAACACTCGAGTTAAGTCTATTACAGGGCCCTTAATATTAGTATCACTAGGTGCAGCTGCTAATAAAGCTGTTGGTTTACCAGTTAGTTGGCTTGGATCTGGTAGTGGATTCTGACCTCCTGGTAAAACGCATATCCTAGGATCTGACGATCCAACTTCTATAACACCTTGATTTTTGTAAAACCCCTGAGTTGATATGTATATATTGCTCTTAGCATCTACTCTGCCAAATACGTACCTACCCGTCGAAGTTGATGGTAGGCTGTAGTAATTTATTAGGTGATGTAAAGCTCTTAGGGATATGAAAGTTTCGGTTGTACCAGAAGTTTCTGTGTATTGTGGACCTGTGTTTTCATCATCAAAAGTAACAGCGTTCTTAACCCAACCCACAGCTTGTCTAAATGCAGCTCCTGTGTTTGAAAGGAATCCAGTATTATCCTCACCCTCCGCTGTTCTTGCATCTGAGTTTAGATCAATGACTGCAGTATCTTCTGCTATATTTACACCTAAGCCTACTAGATCTTGTTCAATTAATTTAAGTAGACTTGAGTCTTTAGTTGCTTTTAAGATTGCGATACTCAAACTACTATCGGATAAGTTTGTTTTTTTGTCATCATCTTTTTTACAATCACATTTATTATCATAAGATTCAATTTTCACATCAGACATCAAACTTGCTGCTGATATTATCTCAAGTGTGATATCCCATCCACCATCAACATTGAGATTGTAACTGAAATTGGTTATCTTTCCTTGAAATCCGTCGTAATTTGGATTATCTTCTGTTGAAGTACTAAATATTCTACAGTTTGCTTGTGCGTCAGTTAAGGTATCTAGTAATGGTGTTTTTCCTGGAGTGCCATCACTATTCAAGCTCCACCCGAACTGGACTCGCACACTCATTCCAGGAATGAAGTAACATTTACCTATGTTGCTTAGTTGTTCATCTGTCCAAGCTTGTAATTCTATAGTGCATTTTTTAGTAGTACCTAGTTCACCTAATTTTGAGACTTTCACACTTTTTATACCTTGTAGTGGTCTCTCGTAATTAGCTATGTAGTAAGTTCCACCGTTTTGTGGTTGGTTTGATGATATTTGACCATTACCACTACACACATTTGAAAAACTCATAATATGAACCCAGGCAGTCTTTGCTATGTGCCACTGGTTTAGATTCGTACTAGATCTATTTCTTAATTCTGATATTACTCTCTGCTTAACTGCTCCTCCGTTGAATACATTCATTCGTGTAACTATTGATTTAGATTATTATAATCGTTTAAGATGGTATCAACATCTGTAGGTATAAGTAATCGAATTCCAGATTCTAATGTCATCGATCCTTTTGATATTTTATTCGCATGTGCAATTACCCACCAATACTTTACTGTACCATAGTATTTATACGATAGTTGGTCTAATCTATCGCTGACATCCGTTAATACATAGATGTCCCCAGGTTTTGGATTTATTGTTGGATACAGTGTAGATTTTCTAACTGTGATTCCGTTGTATTTTTTTGATTCTATATTTTGATAACGATCGACTGCCATAATTATTTAATGCTTACAAAAGTGCCACTACTGTTAATTGTCTTACCGTCATTATCTCCCAATATAAACAATTCCATTGAAACATCCAAAAATTGTGGCAGTTGTTTACCAGAATCTATTTCCCATGGATATTCTGATGGGTTTGTATCTATTTTAAGAGATGTTGCAATGCATGGTGTACCTACTATATAATTTCCGATTGTAGCTTTTAAGCTAGGTCCTATTACATATGGTGTTCCAGATTTATATTTACCTACCGCAGAGCTTCTTATTAGTTGTTGTATCCTATCATACATATTAGCATGACTTTGTTTATTGTGTGATGGAATTTTAAAGGCTAGTGAGATATTTCTTGTAGTTCCATTAAACACTTTTAGTGTATCTTGTCTACCAACGTATTTTACATCTGTGAATGTGGGTGACCAGTTGTCGGATAGATTTGTTATATATGCTTTGAATTGAAGGGTATTATTATCTCTAATTGATGTGAAGTTCAGGTTTACATAATCTTGTCCAAAATCAGGAATGTTGTCTATTGGATAGTCTGCATTGGATCTTATTTGAGGTTGATTTCCTTTACCAACACCACTTAGGTAGGGGCTATTTTGTTTAATATTTTCAAAATCGTTTAATGTACCATAATCAAAATCCACATTTAATAAATTGACTTTATTTGAACGAGGTGAACTAATCAAAGGTGGTTGACCCATCCTCTGATTAGCTACTTGGATATAGTTGTTGATACCTACATCACTAAGTTCGAAGAATACTTCATCTTTAACAACGATCCCGTCTGGGGTTGGAGTTAGAGCTGTGTCTGGAGTATTAATCACCGCTCCATATGTTGAATCACGTGAGTAGGTGTTTCCTGTATCTGGTGGTGGATTTTTTGTAGAGAATGGTCCAATTCCTTGATTAACAGCTCGATCCGAGAAATCAAATTTTTCAGATGATCCGTGCTTTACCTCAGGTAGTGTTTTTGCTAGTAGTCTATCTAGTTCATAACCTAATATATTAAGATTAGCTTCCCCTTGTGTTTGAGTTGGATTAGATATAGCTTGTAATAAGCTATTAAAAGACGCTATAATGTTAGGCGTTGTAGATCCTTGTGTTGGAATAAAGTTAGGAGTACTAATAGTTATCGCTCCTTGATCTGGTGTGAAGTTAAATTCACTAAGTACAATACTGCCTTGATCTGGTGTGAAGTTAAATTCATTAAGTACAATACTACCTTGGTTTGGATTAAATACCACTATATTGGGTATTACAAAGGATACTAGATTTCCAGCATTATCTAGTGTTAATCCTTGTAGTAATTGAATTTGGTTTGTACTAAGTGGTTGTACTACTATTGTACTTGGATCCTGGAATGGTAAAAAGTTATACTGGCTTAGTGTGATTGAACCTTGTGATGGTAAGAAATCAAAAGGTAAAATTGTTGATATTGAGGTTGTGTTGTTGTTTAGTGTTTGTGTTCCTTGATTTGGTAAAAAGTTATAATTAACTAATGTAATGCTACCTTGAATTGGTTGAAAGTTGAATGGAGATACGTTTATTGTTCCTTGATTTGGATTGAACCCAGTAATTGTAAGTGTCGTACTTCCTTGATTTGGAATAAATCCATATGCTTGTAATATGATTCCTCCCTGATTTGGTATGAAAGAGTAGTTTGGATTAGCTAATCTACCTGCATAAAAGTCTGATAAGAAGAATTGTTGTAGGCCGGTTGTTGTGCCTACTAGTGGAGATTGTCTAATTCTATCCTCTAAATTAATCTTATTGCTGAAGATTGTGTTTGGTTCTCTTGGAATCGTTAATAAGCCAGGTGAAGTGTCTACAGGTATTGATAGTTGTATCCGTCCTTGGTCTGGTAATAGTTGTATTTTTGATATAAGGATACTTCCTTGATTGATCTTTGTATCAGAAGCGTAAGGAGTTGTTGATCCCTGATTAATCTTTACATCGGATATGTATGGTGTTGTTGATCCTTGATTAATCTTTATATCGGATATGTATGGAGTTGTTGATCCTTGATTAATTTGAGGATTAAATGGTTGTAGGGTTGCAGCCTGCTCCTCTATTTTTAATCTCGTTTGAAAGAGTTTAGCCATAATATTTTACTTTTTTAAGTTTATGTAAAGGCAGTTGTATTTGTAGCTAATCTTAAAAAGTCTGACAATTTCCTACCATCAATGTTAATTGGTACTGGCCTTTTCAAGTCTTCTCTAAGTCCTCTTATCTCAGCTAGTAATGCATCATCTTCTCCACTACCACCTCCACCTCCACCAAGTAGATCGCTAAGCTTAGCGAGGGCTGGTGCAACTGTTGCCAGACCCATCAACGCACCTATAACCGGCAATGCTCTAATTCCATTCGTAGCTATTGAAGCCAATCCAGTTCCCATACCAACTAACGCTACTCCCGCTTCTGTCAGGCCTTTTGATGAATTTGCCATTTTTTCAACACTAAAGGCTACCATAGCTACTGCTACAGATCCTAAAGCAAGTACACCAAAAAATAATCCAAAGCCTACTGATGCTGGAGCTATAAGTGCTGCAGCTCCTGCTATAGCTAGTATTCCAACTCCAATTCCCAAGAAAGCTGGTCCTATTGCTAATAAATTCTCTATTGGTACAGTCGTTAAAGTTTCCATAAACAATGATAGTCCCGTAGCTGCAAGTGCTACTCCTGCACCCATTAATAGAACAGCAGCTCCAAAAGCTAATAGTGCTGGTGAGAGTATGTATAGTGCTCCGGCTGCAATTGGTCCTATTAGACTTAGTGCTAGCATTGATCCTACAAATAATCCCAATCCAATCGCAACTCTTCCCCAATCCTCTACTTTAGCAAGCTCTTGTACAGCCTTAGCAAATATAAAAATACCCACAGAAGCAATTGCCATTGCAGCTGCTCCTTTAAGTAATGCACCTATGTTTATTTTTGAAATAGAACCAGTGTCTGGAGTGGGACTAGGTGTTGGTGGTTTGCTACTTGTTAACTTATTTAGTAGTGGTATTTTTGTAAGTAAACCACCAACTGTCGATCCCAGCATTGTAAACGGCTTAAGTAGAAGACCTGCTCCTTTCGTAGCTGTATTCAATACGCCAGGATATTGTTTTAGAGTTAGTAATCCAAGTAGTAGTGTATCTTTATTTTGAGTTGCTAGATTTTTAAATCTATCAAATGTACTACCACCCATAGCTAATACCTCATCCAGTGATGAACCATTGGCAATGGCTTCTTTTTGAGATTCGTTAAATTTATCTTGATTCTTTACTAACTTACCTAAATCCGCAACAGACATTCCCATTGACTCAGCCAATTTCTTTTTCTGTAAAAGATTCATTCTATTAAACTCAGCTTCACCACCTAGTTGTGTAAGCATGCTTTGTGTTGCACCTACTAAGTCTCCTTGTAGTGCAAGTTCTCTAGCTCTATCAAAATTTATCTCTCTACCCAATAAAACAGAAGCTTCCATCTGCTTATTAATTGAGTTTTCAAAATCCAACAAAGCTTCGGCGGCTGCTGCTATTTTAGTTACCTCAACTCCCATTTTTTGTGCACCTACAGCAGCTCTTGCAAAATTTTGACCACCTGCAGCTGAGAATTTTGCTATCTCTTCTGTATTATTAGCCATTGCACCCAATACCTTACCAGGTGCAACATTTGCAGAGCGTGCTAGATTTGCAGCAAACTTAGATGTGTTATTAGCGGATTGTAATGTTTGATTTGGTAATTGACTTAGTTCTCCTGTAAGTTTTCCGACTGTTTCAGCTGAAGCTCCTGTAACTAAAGCTAGTCTAGATGCTTGATCTGCAGCTTCTCCAGTTGCTTGTGATAAGTCACCGATTGTGTTTTGAATTGCTACATTTGCTTGTGCTGTCTTTTGACCAAAAATTACTGAACCAACGGTAATGGAATCAAGAGCTGATTTAATTGCCTGTGTTGCTGTTTGGCCTTCTCTATAAAAGAGTAATATTGCATCTTTAGCTTTATCATACGCTTTTTCAAGAAGTTGAGCTTGAACCACTCTAGCTTTTTCTGGCTTTGAAGCTAACTCATCTTGTTTTAACTGCTTTTCTCTTTTGGCTGCTAGTTTGTCGATTTCTTTATTTTGCTTTTGAAGTCCACTAACATCAGCTTCTAGTTCAGCTTTTCTAGCAAGTAGTTTTGTTACTTTATTAGTATTCCCCAGTAGACTTTGTTGATATGCTAAACTTTCTAATTGAGCTATATTTATTTCTTTTTGTTTAATAGCAATCTCATTTGCCTTTTTTGTACGCTCAACAGCAATTCTAAGCTCTGCTGCCTGTAGTGATATGCCTTCTTGTAGACTTAGTTGTTTAGCTTTATTGGCTAATGCTTGACTTTGTTGAGCTTTTCCATACTCATCAACAGCCTTTTTCATGTCACCAACAAAGCTTTTGCTAGTACCCATGTTGTTAAGGATGCTTGTAGATTTTGTTTGCGATCCACCCTTCGTACCTTGTGATACTGCTTTGACTATCGCTGCTTGTAATTTACTTGCAAAATCGTCAAAATCAAAATTTGCTTGATTTGCCATTAAGTGTGATTATACATATAAATATCTAAAAAAAAAGGAGTTCGTTTGAACTCCCTTAATTATTAGATAGTTATTATGCTTAGCTCCAAATACCAAACAGACTAGTTTGACCGCTTATACCTATGTTAATTATTCTAAAAAATACAAACACATAAACAACCACACCATATAAATTCCATAAAATAGATTGCTTAGTTGTGAGCTTTGTTACATTACCAGTACCGTATAACATACCTTCTGCCAACAAAACAATATCACTTAATATATAATTTGTATATGAACCAAATACTAATAACCATACAACAAATACAATTCCTGCACCAGCAATGTTTGTGCTTGTACCAATGCTATACATAAGATCACCAAGCCACGCTTCACTAACACCAAATAGGAGTTTGAAAACCACAGCTAAAATTGCCGATAATCCCAGTGCTAGTATTGTTGAGACAAACCACTTAATAGGGTAGTAAGCCCAACGAAAGTTGTGTCTCAGTACTGCTAATAAGGTTAAAACAAGTAGGTGTTCTAGCAATTGACCAGCTGCGTTTATAATACTCTTGAAGAAGTTCATAATCTTGTTTTTTTATGTTATATCTAAAGATCAGACCTTTTTCTTAAAAAAACAACCTTTGTACAAAAATAAACATAGTAATACCCAACAAGTTATATAACTCATTGAGTATTACACTATCTTTTTTTAGTAGCGTTTTTGTAAGCTTCTTCTTCAGCTTCCTGCTCCTTCTTCTTTACATCTGCCAGCTTTAAGTAGTAATATCTCCTTAGCCACACTGGTAAATTATAAAGCTCTTTGAATGTGAAGCCCATTTTTCCGTAATACATCAGATCAAAGATCTGGTCGAATATAAGGGGTCGATAATCAGACCCCAGGCCAAAAAAAGGACACGTCGATCGGTACCTGTATTTTTTCATTCTCGTGTCCGCAGTGTGGGCACACATAGCTGAAAGTTGTATCAATATCAGGTGTAATCTCTTTTAAATATTTACGTAATGCAAGGGAATCTACGGCTAGCATACTATTTACAAAGCTAGATGTTACTGCATCTGGGTTACCATCAACTGCAGTAATAATGTATTTCATTCTAGTTGTAAGTTCTGAGTCCACTTTTGTAAGCGCATTCATCTTTTTGAGGCCCTTTAATTCATCCTCAATTGCCTTTTCATCACCATGTGTAAGAAACTTTAGCGTTAAAGTTTTCTTAGATGCCGGTAGTGTGAATTCTATTGCGTTTTGGCCTTTTGTAAACTTATCAAAATCAATCTCTTTTGATTCGAATGTAGTTAAATCAACTGTATGTCTTGATTTTTCACCACAAGCCGGACAAGCTACTTCCACCTCGTAATCTTTTCCATAACCAAGCACCCTCGCTGCGATAAACAATGCATTTTTATCAATAACCAATAGATCGCTGTAATTAAATTTATCTACAATTAATGCTTGAAGGAGTTTGTCAATTACAACCCCTTGTTTGATTAGATTTTGAGATGTGAGTATATCTTCCTCTTTAGCGGTCATATACCTCATTTCGATCCTACCCGATGCTAATGGATGTCCTTGCGGATAAAACCAACCTTTACTTGGTAATTCAATTACCTCTGTTGGTACGTCTGGTGTTGATTCTTTTGCTACATTCTGGTAATTACCAGTGATCATAGCTTTTAATTGTTCATCTGAAACTTCTGTTACTTTTGACATAGTATATAACTTTCTTATAAATATAGAGAAAAAAGAAAACCAGCTCTTTCGAGACTGGCTTTCTTCAGGTGTAATTTATTATTAGTATTCTAGTACTGCGTAATCAATTGCAAGCGTAAGCTGGATCTCAATTTGAGTTTCTGTAGCCCAATCCATATCACCAAAGTTTGATGTTTTAATGAATGCACCCCACAATCTCCATCTTTCAACTTCATCACCTACTGGACCAAGTACATCAATTGTCAAGTTACGTTTGTAAAATTGAGCATATCCATCTCGACCAGTTGTTGATTCGTGGCCAGTACGTACCCACTCCATTACTTTTTGTGCACCGGAAGGTACAATAGGATCGTATAAGGTCATTGTAACATCGCCCCACTTACAAATTCCTTTAAATTTTTGCTGTACGTTGATGTGATTTAGTAGAACTTCACCACATTCCATCTGCGGTCTGTTTACTTTTTTAACTATGAATGCTGGGATGCCACCTGTATCACGTAGAATAAACCTATTTTGTACTTTAGGCTCAAACGAAGTGAACATCGAATCTGTTTGCGGAATTAGTGTTGCCATGTGTCTTTATTTCTTATATATATTAAGCATTATCAAAAGTTGCTCCAGTAGGCAGTATATTGAAGTCAATTACAATAAATTCAGCTGTTTTTGCTGGCTGAATGAATATCTGACCATATAATAGATTACGATCGATTATATCTGGTGTATTGTTTGTTTCATCCATCACTACTCTGAAAGCAAATAAACCTTGTCTTTGCTGTACAGTTGTAAGATATGGTTCAACAATATTAATGAAGCGCTGACGTGTTTGTGTTGTATTGTTTTCAAATACTAAGTAGCGAGTCGAACTTGCGATAAACTTCTTGAGTGCAATTAACAATCTACGTACATTAATTCTATCTAGAGCAGATGGTCTTGTTTGAAGTGTTTTCTGACCCCATACGCAGATTCCTTGTGCTGGGAATGTTGCGATTGGGTTAATTCTGTTTTCGTAGAGGTTATCTCTCTGAGTGAAGCTTAGTTTAGTTTCGATATCTATCGCTGATGGAATGCCACCTCTATTTAAACCTGCAGGAGCAAACCATTCAAATGCTACGTTATCGTTATAAGCAAGTACTCCTGGAATTACTACTGATGGTGGTACCCAAACTGGCTTATTTTTATCTGTGTCTAGGATTTTAACCCATGGCCAGTATGTTGCTACGTAGTTGCTATCAATTCCTGAGTTAGCTACTGCTGATACTGCAGATCCTAATGTTGAGCCTTGAACTACTGGGTCAGCAATTACAAACGTATCTCCACGATCCTCTGCTACTTCAATCGCCTTATTAACAATTACTGCATGATCCGCGATTGTTGCACCTGGTGTTACCATTAGATTGATGTCGTACTGATCACCATTTCCAAGTACGTTTAGCGCTTTTACATATGCATCTGCACCTGGACGTCCTTGTGATGAGCAATCAAATCCAAATAAGTTTGAACCTACGATATTAGCACCAACTTTTCTAGTGATTGCTGGATCCATACCATCAAATCCACCTTGTAAAGGTACATTAAATTTAAGTATGTATTGAACATCCAATCCTTTGAATGTTGATGTTAATATACTAGCTCCTCCAGTAAATGTTGAGTTTGAATCAACTTTAGATGCACTTGGGTGAACTGTGCAGTTGTCTAAGTTAAAGTTTGAGTTTGCAGCTACACTGGATCCTGATGGAATTGGTTTTAGGTAGTTTGCATTGTCTGCTGAAGAAAAATTCCAACCGTAGTAAGCTTTTCTGTTATACAATCCGTTAATAGTTGGACTACCTGCAACGTATGATGCGGTTGGTAAAGAATGCAATCCAACAAATGGTTGATACAATCCTTGGAATCCAAAAGGCTTTAAAGCTGGTGATATACCACCATCTGCTACTGCTGCATCAACTTCAACATAAACATACTTAGATACATTATCATAGTCACCTCTTTGTGATAATTCACCACTTGTAGGATCTACTGTGTAGTATTTAGTACCGATTTTTCTTCCTATGTAGTTTGCAGAATTTGGATCGAGTGAGCAGTTTGAATAAGATTCTAGTACTACTGGTCTTTGATCTGTGTCATTGTAATCGCGAATCACAACAGTAAACAATCCATAATCACTTGCTGGATCATCTCCTGGAAGTATGTTATTTACAATTGAAATTTTATATGCTGTATTTGTGTCAGTACCATCTCCTAATGTTACAAAGCGGAATAATTGTACTGGGTCTTGACCGGCTACTAGTTGTGATGTGATGTATGGAGTTGCAGCTGGACCGTAAGAGCCCCAGTAATTTGCTGTTCCACCACCAAGTGATCCGGATAAGTTTACTGAGCTGTCTGTTGATGTCCAAGATGCTGAGTAGAATTCTAATGATCCCGATACACCTATAGTTGTTGACAAGTAATCTTTGAAGTACATGTACAAGTATCCATTTTTAGGTGATTTTACAGATGTAGTAAATACTTTATCAAATGATATATTACTTGTATATAGACCTGATGCTGATACTAATTGAACCGATACACCACTACCACTTATTGTTAACCCTATTGATCCTGATGCACTGATGCTACCTGCTGTTAATCCAGTTACTGTTGTTGCAGATAAGTCTTTTTGATCACTACTTCCAACTTTAGCACTAGGTACTAAAACACCCACTACTTTACGACCTAAAGAGGAAGAGTGTATGATTTGGAATGCTCCTGCACGGTAACCTTTAATTTGTAATACTCTCACAATAGTAACACTTGCTGCATTTCGCAAGTAAGTTCTTACAGTGTAGGGTACATAAGTTTCTTCATTTAGACCACCAAATCTGGCGGCAAAGTCATCGAAGCTGTTTACAACTGTAGGCACAAAAGCAGGACCTTTTGAAGTAGGTCCAATGATTGCTGCGCCTATATTTGCAATACCAGCTGGTAGAAATGACAGGTCTTTCTCGTTCGTAAAGACCCCCGGTGATACTAATCTTTCAGCCATGTTGTGTATATTTTATTTTGATAATAAATATCACAACGTATAACCAAAACGTTAATTTTTTGCTTGGTTAGGTGTAAATAAACCGGATTCAAGATCTAATGATCCAACTCCGTATTTATCACTTAATGTTTTTGCAAAATCTTTTTCCTCTTGATTAACGTTGTAAATTTGTTCGTTGAGTTGTGATTCTTGATCGCTCAAAGTAGTCAGATATTCCTCTGTACTTTTTTTTGCCAACTTTAATTGGATTGATTGAATACCTAAAACTTGATACTTGTCTTGAAGCTCTTTTATTTTTTGAAGCTCTTCGGTTGTAAATTTTGTTTGTTCCATAACTTGTTTATTATAAATAGTCTTGAATATTAATTAACGAATGTGTAAGCTGATGTTCCTGGTCTTGAACCTGTAGCCCAATTAACTGTATCTGTTCTAAGACCATCAAAGGTCCAAATTGTTTGACCTAACGAACTATCAATTCGAGTACCACTTACGTAAATCATAGATTGTTGTGCTCCATAATCTAATGTCCAAAGAGATCTTGTTGTAGCATTATTTGAGGTCATTAAGATTGGACCTGCAGCTGTTGCAGTTAATGAAGCACTTGTTGTCGTTCTATATGAGGCACCAGATGAACTATTAGCTAATGTAATTGTTCTACCGGTTGTTGAACATATTAAATTCGCACAAGTCCAACCTGCTGAGCCTGTAAATGTTGTGTTTCCAGTTGCTGCT